ATCACGGCCCTCTACGCCCTGAACGTGCCTCTCGTCCTTGTCACGCCGCAGCGGTGGAAGAAGGACCTGCTGGACGGCGAACCGAAGAACGACAAGAACCCGAAGGCTCCATCGCTGCGAGTCGCCCGCCGTCTGTTCCCGCTCGCGGACCTGGGGCGGCGCAAGGACGCGGGGCGCGCAGAGGCGTTGCTCATCGCGGCATGGGGCAGGACGCACGCCACGAATGGAGGCGCAGCATGATCCCCGGCGCGACCGTGTATCTCGTCCTCCAGCAAGCCATCGGTGCCCCGCCCTACGTCGCAACGGGGACGTTGCACGCCTACACCCCGAATTTCTGCGCGGTGGACATGGGCGAGTCGGCCACGCCGCGGTTCTGGTACGGCAACCCCCGCGCTCTGGTCGCGACCGTGTACGAGGCAGAGGCAATCGTGCGGGCACTGACGGGGCAGAAATGACGACGAACCTGCTACCGCTGCGGCGTTGCGCCTGCGGCAACATCCTCCCTGATTGGTGCGGACGCGGTCGAATCCGCCAGGTCTGCGACGACTGCCGCAAGCGGGACATCCGCGAGGCTCAAGACCTGTACGCGTGGAAGCGCCGCGAGTGGAAGAAGGCGAACCCGAAGCCGTACAGCGCCGTCGAGGGTTCCGTCCGTGTCCGTGCCAACCGTCAGAAGGCGATGGAGCGGGCGGGGCAGGTCCAGTGCGCGTGCGGTCGCCCGATGTGGCGGTTGACGATCACGGGGCAGACTCGGACCCTCTGTGATGCCTGCCGGTACGCGAACCGGGACAAGGCGCTCCGCGCGGCACGCGCACGGGCTGCGGCGAGGGTTGAGCCATGACCCGCACCGTCATCGACACGGCGCACCCCGCCGAATGCACGACGGACCTGATGGGCTACCCGTGCCGTTACCTGCGCATGGTCCCGCGCAGAGGCGCGTGGAACATCATGCACGAGGTCCCGCGGTGCCTCGCCCTGCGTCGGGACCTGAACCACAACATCGCAACGCGCCCGATGCGCCCCCGGGACTGTCCGCGGGCGTGTCTCGAGGTCCGCATCGTCGAGGAGGTGGGTGATGAGTGACCCCGTGATCCGCATCCTGTCCCGTCCCGAGGGTGCGCGCCTGCCGCCCACGGTCGTCGCGTTCGTGAAAGCCTGCGATGCCATGCCCGACTTCGCCGTGGACACGACGCAAGCGGTCTGCAAGGCGGCGGGCATCCGTTCTGATGCGATCAAGGTCAACGCGCAGCATCCGGCAGTCACCGCCCGTCGCATCTCGTTCGGGCAGGGCGCGCAGACCTACTGCGGCAACCCCACCACCATCGCGTGGTGCCGCGAAAACAACTGGACCCCGGGGGGCGCAGCATGATCGACATTCGCGAACCGCAAAAGCCCGACGATGCTATTCGGCGGCAACTAACGCGCTCCGAAACCCTGCGCCGCTCCCTCGAAGCAGACAACCGTTCCCTGCGCAATACCCTCGCCTCCCGGGACGAGATGGTGCAGGAGGTCATCGCAGCCGTTGAACCCGTCCCCGCCATCGCGCAACCCCCGATGGTCCGTCGCAAGGGACGCCCCCGTGCGACCCTCGTCCTTGCCCTTGCCGATTGGCACTTGGGCGAGGTCGTCCGCGCAGAGGAAATGGGCGGCGTCAACGCCTACAACTGGACAATCGCCCGCGAGGGGATGCTCGACATCGTGCGCCGGGTCTGCACGTTCGCCGACAATCAGCGCCACTCCGCGAACATCAACGAAGTCTGCATTCTAACCCTGGGCGACCTAGTATCGGGCGAGATCCATCCTGAACTCGCCGCGACCAACGAGTTCCGCACGCCCGTTGCCGTCGCCCGCGCCGCGTCCCTGCTGACCGAGGTCTATGGCACCCTCGCTACCAAGTTCCGCCGAGTCCGCGCCCTGCAAGTTGGCGCCGGCAACCATGACCGCACCGACCCGAAGCCGCCATCGAAGCGCGCCGTGGAAGGTTCCTACTCCACCCTCTACCACGCGATGAGCAACGCGCAGATGGCGAACTGCAAGGGATTCGTCGCGGAGACTCCCGAGGACACGACCCCGACGTTCGATATCAACGGGCACGCTATCGTCGCGACTCACGGCGACGCGATCAAGATGAGCACCCGCACTCCGTACTACGGGCTTCGGGAGTTCTTCAACGGTCTGTCGCAGTCCGCGGTCAACGCCGGTCGCAAGCCCGTGTCCATGGCGGCAATCGGACACTTCCACCGCTACGCCGTGACCGAGGACGGGCGGATGCTTCTCTGTCCCTCGCTCATGGGCCTGAACGAGTGGGCGCGACGTCAAGGCTACCGAGGCAGACCCGGGCAGGTCGCGTGGATGATGGGCGACCACGGCCCCTACGGCATGACGGTGTTCGAGCGGAGGACGGGACGATGAGCAACACCCCCAAGACGCGCGCAGATTGTCCCGCTACCGATCAGCCGTGCGACAACATCCTCTGCCGATACCACCTGTGGGTCGATGACTTCCACAGGCAGGACGGCACACCGGACAGTCGCAAGTCCCGCGCATGGGGCGATCCCTCCCGCACCTGTGCTCTGCGATTCGCTGATCGCGGACCGTTGACCCTGGAGTTCGTCGGGCGCATCACAGGCATCACCCGCGAGCGCATCCGTCAACTCGAAGCGCGGGCGATCAGGGAGATCCGAGCCACCGACACATCCGCCCTGCGCGAATCCCTGAACGGGCTGAACGAACCCGACATGGCAGAGGACATCGACATCACCGAGGACGATACCTCCGAACCCGAACCCGCGACGGAATACGGATTCGACCAGATAAAGCCGATGGTCTACGTCCGTCCCGACGTCCCTACCGCGCACGCCGCACGGATGCGGGAAGCGCGCAGAAAGAAGGCGCTAGAACGCGACGCGAACCCGTCCCGCGTCTGTCAGTTCTGCGGCTGTCCCGTTCCCGTGGGTTGGTTCTACTGCGTCGCGCATCGCAGGCGCAACGGCGCCCTGTCTGCGGACGTCATCAAGGCGATCCGCGCAGACGCCGATGCCCACAACGGGACGCACAAGGAGATCGGCGCGCGATACGGCGTGACGGCTGACAGGGTACAGCAGATCGCCAGCCGTTGCCGATCGACATGGGTGGACAAGCGATGACCCGAACGCGTCAAGGCGCGTGCGTCGAGGTCCATGCCGCGCGAGGTGGCAGACCAAGCGTCGCAATGAGTAGATCAAGAACCATCCATGCAGGGGCTTGTACTAACGGGCGCAGCCGCGCACGCGAGGGGGACGGGTACACCCCCACCCCCTTTGGGTCCTCCCGTGAGGCCCCAATCTTGGGGTACCGCGCGGCGCGATCATTTCCTAGCGTGAGGGTTTTTCGGGGAGGGCGACAGTGAGCGGCAAGGCTAACCCGCGCGTGCAGGCGCGCGCGCCACGGGACGGAGACAACATCACCCAACTGGCCCGCGAACTTGGCGTGAACCGCGACACGATCAACGAATGGAAGAAGAAGGGATGGCTTGTGAAGTCTCCAAGCGGTTCTTACTACGACCGTGAGGCGACCCGGGCGCGCGTCAACACCTACCGCACCTTCGACCGCGCGACGCTAAAGAGTTCGGACGCGGCGAGCGTTGCGGACCTGCCCCCGGAACTGCTCGCCCTGTCGCCCGAGGAGGTTCAGCGACGGCTCAAGGCGGCACAGATGCGGCAGGCGGAAGCGGACGCGAGCATCGCGGAGACGAAACTGTCGGAGCAACAGGGCGCGCTCGTCCCCGCCACAGACGCTGACCGAGCCTGTCGTTCTTTCGGCGCGATGCTGCGGGATGCCCTGGACTGCGCGGTCGAAACCGGCGCGGTTGACGCTCACGCCCGATGGTCTGCCCCGCTCGCTGAGGTCCGTGAGTGGCTTCGGAACTGGTACGAAACCGCCCTGCACGCGGCGTGCGACCGGGCGGAACAGGAGGAATCATGCGGGTCTTGAGAATGGTGGACGTGATCCGGGTCCAGTTCAACAAGGACGACTGCGAGCCGGCGTACCGGGTGGGCGGCGCGACTGTACCGATCCCGATGCGAGTCGGGGAGGGCGCGTTCGACTTCGCGGTGGAGGGCGGGGATTGCGTGGGGTCGTACCTCCCGATCCCGTTCAGCCCATGGGAGGCGTCGCGACTGCGCGAGGCGTGCCGGATTGCTGCGATGCAGGCGGTTGCGCGAATCCAGCCCGAACCGCAGGCGGACACCTTCGACAGCAAGCCTCGGCGCAGGGGGCGGTGATGCATCTTCTCGCATCCTGTGCCGCCGGCGCCCGTCCCCCGCCTCGCTACGACCCTGCGACATGGGCGGAAGCGCGGCGCATCCTGACGAGCGCGGAGACGAGCCGTCCGGGAAACTGGAGGAACGATCGCACCCCATTCGGCGTTGACCCTATGCGGGACCTTGCGCTCCATTCGACCGTGCGGCGCGTCGTGCTGATGTGGTGTTCGCAGGTCGCCAAGTCGGAGATATGCAACAACCTGATCGGCTACGTCGCGGATTGGGTTCCCTGCCCGATCATGATGCTCCGCCCGACCATCGACGACTGCGAGGGGTACAGCAAGCAACGGCTGCGGCACCTGTTCGCGTCGCCTACGCTTTCAGGCAAGGTGCAGGCTCCGCGGTCGCGCGACTCCGGGAACACGCTGATGCTCAAGGAGTTCCCGGGCGGTATGCTGATCCTAGCGGGTGCCAACGCCCCGGCCCGCCTTGCGTCGTGGCCGGTCCGCGTGCTTGTCGCTGACGAGATCGACCGCTACCCGCCATCGGCAGGCACGGAGGGCGACCCGTTGGCACTCGCCCGTGCGCGGCTGACCGCGTTTGGCGATCGAGCGAAGGTACTCCTGACCTCGACGCCGACACTCAAGGACTCGTCGCGCATCGAAACCGAGTACAACGCAAGCAGTCGCGGGCATTACCACGTCGCGTGTCCAGAATGCGGACACCGGCAGGCGTTGAAATGGCCCAACCTACACTGGAGCGGCGAGCCTGGTCGCGCCTCGTTCGCGGTGTGGTACGAGTGCGAGGACTGCCACGGCTCGATTGACGAGCACCACAAGGGGGCGATGCTCGCGGGCGGCGTGTGGGTCCACGATGACCCGGACAACCCGACGAGGGGGTATCACCTCAACGCCCTTTGCGCGCCGGTAGGTAGCATCACTTGGGGCGACCTCGTCCGCGAATGGCTCGCCGCGAACGTCCGCGCGAAGATCGGGGACACGTCGCTCCTGCAAGTGTTCGTGAACACCCGTCTCGCGGAAACCTGGGAGGACCGCGGGCAGGTCGTTGACTCGACGAGCATCGCGAACCGCGGCGAGGAATGGGCGGACGTGCCGGCTGGCGTGAAGTGCATCACCATCGGCGCGGACGTTCAGGACGATCGCGTCGAGTGCGAGGTAGTGGGGTGGGGCGCGGGCATGGAATCGTGGAGCCTCGGGTATCACGTCATCCCGACCGACCCGCTGGACGCCGGGACCTGGCAGGCGTTGGACACGATCGTGCTTCGCGAATGGCGAACGGTGGACGGTCGCAGACTCAAGGCTGCGGCGACGTGCGTTGACTCGGGGTACCGGACGCAAGCGGTATACGACTACGCCCGCGCCCGTAGCCGTTGGCGGGTGTTCGCAACCAAGGGCGTCTCGGGGCAGGGCAAAGCGATTTGGGACCGCAAGGCGCGCAAGGGCGGCAAGAACAAGACGGGAGGGACGTTCCGACTCGTCGGCGTGGACGCTGCAAAGGACGCGGTTGCAGCGTACCTCCGCATCCTCGCCCCCGGTCCCGGCTACTGTCACTTCCCGCAGGACCGCGCGACCAAGCAACCCGACTACTTCACGCAGTTGACGTCGGAGAAGCGCGTCCCGGTGACAGACCGCAATGGGCGCAGGCGGTGGGAATGGCGCCTACCCGTGGACGGACGGCGGAACGAGGCTCTCGACTGCCGCGTCTACGCCCTTGCCGCGCTTCATTCCCTTCTCGCTGCGGGTGCGCGTCTAGAGTCGCCCGAGCCTATCCTGACGCCGGATCCTGCACCTCCCGCACCCGCACAGTTGATGACGGGCAAGCCTGCCCCGGAACATGGCCCTCGGGTGCCGAGCCGTCCTGCGCCGCGCCATGGTTGGGGCAAACCCGGACCAAAGCGCGGATGGTGAACGCGGCGCCCGGGAGGCGCCGTGGCTTTCACCTCCGATCAACTCACCGCACTGGAGAGCGCATACGCAGCGGGCGTGACGCAGGTCCGCGTCGGGGACCGAACCGTGGTCTACGGCTCGCTTGCTGAACTGTGGTCCGCGATCCTGCGACTCCGCAAGTCGCTGTCATCCGGCAATGGGTATCGCGTCGGCCGCATCCGATTCAGGAGTCCCTCGTGAGCAAGTTCGGGGACGCGTGGCAGGTCCTGACTGGCAAGAAGCGCGCGACGGAACCGCGCAAGCCCGGACGTCGTGCCTACGAGGGCGCCGCTCCCGGTCGCCTCGCGGGATGGAACCTGCCGAACACCGACCCGAACGCGGAACTGTCGGGCGGTCTGGAGGCGCTGCGCAAGGCGTCGCGTGACCTGGACCGGAACAACCCGTGGGGACGCCGCATCATCGACGCGTGGGTGAACGCCCTCGTCGCTGACGGCATCCGTCCGACCATCGTCCTGCACACGGGCAAACTCGACGCCAACGGCAAGCCGATCCGGGATCGCGAAGCCGAGTCGAAGGTCTACGACCTGTGGGAGCGGTGGGGTCGTTCGCCGGTCGCCGGGTCCAGCATGGACATCTACGGCTACCAGCGCGCCCTCGCCCGGTCGATGCTGTTGGACGGCGACGGACTGACCCGCTTCCGCCCGCGCTTCCCCGCCGACATGCCTGGCCTGCCCCCGCTGAAACTGCAACTGCTTGAGTCCGACCTGCTGCCCGTCAGCCTGACGCAGACGGTCGGGAACAGCCTGAATCGCATCTACTGCGGGATCGAGTACGACGCCATCGGTGAGAAGGTGGCGTATCACCTATACAGCGAGCATCCCGGCGCGCTGTTGGTAGGTGGCAACGCGAACCCCTACGAGACGACGCGCACCCTCGCCAACGAGATCCTGCACGTATTCGAGACGCTGCGCCCGAATCAGGTGCGCGGCATCCCGCTCATGTCGCCGGTCATCCTCGCCCTGTGGGACCTGCACGGGTACACGGACAACATCCGCGTGAACGCCCGCGCCGCTGCTGCCATGGTCGCGACGGTGGACGGTGGCGACCCGGACGAGATCCCGGCGCTGTCCAACGGCGGGACGGACGAGGACGCTGAATACACGGGCGCGACCTACGCGAACGGCGATCCCGTCGAGTCCCTGGAATCGGGAACGGTCATCTACGCGCCTGACGGCAGGACGATCACCGTCCATCAACCCAACGCGCCGCAGGGTGTGGATGTGTTCCTGCAAGCCAGCCTGCGCGAGATCGCGTCGGGCGTCGGGCTGTCCTACAACGTCCTGTCCGGTGACATGGGCGACTCGTCGTTTGCACAGGCGAAACTCGGCTTGATCGAACAGTCGCGCCGCATCACATCGACTCGCCGCACCGTGTTCGTCCCGATGGCGCTCGATCCGATTTGGCGGCGCTTCATTGATGCCGCCATCACTGCCCGCCTCCTGCCGAACCGCTCCGACCTGTACCGCGTTCGTTGGTCTGACCCGCGTCAGCAGGCGGCGGACCGCAAGGACGAAGCGGAAGCCGCGCGTCTCGAAGTCCGCTGCGGATTCCGGTCGCTGGACGAGGTCGTCGAGTCCGACTATGGGCGCGACCCGGACGAGGTCCGCGCCGAGCGTGCTGCGGCATTGGAAGCGGACAAGGCTGCGGGTGTCGTTTCGGATACGAGTCCAGACCAGACGACGCAGAGCGGCCAGTTGCAAGGGTCCGCGAACGGAACGACCCCCGCACAGTTGATGACGGGCGGGTGACGCCCTGAACCTTGCCTTGGAGGTGCCTATGGCCGAACGGACCAACGTCATCACGCGGGACGGCAAGCCGGTCGAGACGCGTGCCGCTTCGTTCCGTCCCGCTTCGTACAATCCCGAGACGCGGACGATCACGGTCAGCCTCGGCACGGGCGCCCCGGTCCTGCGGTACGACTGGAACGCCGACCGGAACTACACCGAGATCCTGTCCATGGACCCCGCGCACATCCGTCTTGACCGCATGAACGGCGGCGCGCCCCTCCTGCGGGATCACAACAGTTGGTCCGTCGATGCGGTCCTTGGTCGGTTCGTCAAGGGTTCGGTCCGGGTCGAGGGTGGCGAACTGATCGGAGACGTGCGGCTGTCCAAGGCGGCGCGCAACGCGGACACGATCGGGGACGTCACGGACGGAATCCTTACCGACACGTCGGTCGGTTACTGGACGTACTCGTGGGAGATCACCCGCGACGAAACGACGGGCATCGAGACGCGGACCTGCGTGGATTGGGAGCCGATGGAAGGCTCGATCGTCCCGGTCCCTGCGGATACCACGGGCGGCGTCCGCGCCGCCGACAAGAACGTTCCCATCGCCCCGGTGCAGGATGCCCCGGTGGCGCCAACAACTCCGGAGAGATCCGAGGAGGAAAGGACCATGACCGATCAGGAG